GACCGCATAGCAGCCATGGAGAGTGAAAATTATGACTGAGGACGGCGAGGGTGAAACAGTGTTACGTGTCCCGTGTGAAGTGTACTCGCGTATCGTTGGTTATTACCGTCCCGTATCCGCGTGGAACGCTGGGAAGCAGCAGGAGTTCTCAGAACGCGTAGAGTTTAGACCCGAAAGCATCGTGACGGCGGAGGTAGTAGATGATTGAGGGGATGCAGGAGTTTACGCACCCCGGGGCCAGACTTGCGCTGGCGACTGCCGCCACTAGAAACATCGTACCGGCGTTCGGTGGTGGGATCTTAGGCTGCGAACGCTGGCGCATCTTTATGCTTGTGCTTTCCGAAATGACCGTATCCGGACTGTGTAGCGTGAAGTTGGAGGATGCCTATTACCGTGCCTCCATGGACGCGGGTAGGGTGGATCGCGCCGTGAATTGGCTAGTTAACGTGAAACTGTTGTGCGGGTCTAGAGATAAGTGGAGCCTGGGGTCCGGATCGATTATACTACAGGGGCACGGATACCCGGGAGGACCGATACCGATTGGCGTACTGCGTGCGTGCTCCAGCTCCGGGGCAGTTTCACCAAACCTTCCGCAACCAGACTATTCGTTGTTTGGGGAGGTGCAGTTGTTTGATCCGGATTCCCGATTGGCGTCGGTAGCATGGGGGTGTTGGTGCGTGCTGTGGGACTGGACATGCCGGGTAATGGATATGGAGTGCGTGCACCAGCGCAGTCTGAACGCCCTTTCCCTACTGATATTGGCATGCTTTGTCGGCTACGAACGACCGGTGCACATAGTGGACGTCAGTACCGTGCTGGGTATGTGGTTCGGGTTCGAGAAAGAGTGTGTACGCAGGACGATGCGCGAATTGGAGCAACTAGGAGTAGTTAAAAGGACCACCAAGGGCAACTTCGCGTCCACTCTGTACACCCTGTCCAAGTAGCGTGCGTAGGCTTCGTGTGACGAATTAGTTTTATTTTATTTGACAGGATTACAGGGATGTGGTTTAATGGGAGTAGATAATTGCACAAGGAGGTGATCCATGATCTCTATTTCTAGTTCTCAAGAGCTGGTGATGTTTGCAGGAGTGTTGCTGTCACTGCTGATCAAGTACGTTCCAAACTTCAATTTTTGGTATGCGGAACTACGGGTTACGGTGCGGCAGACGTTCATGTTGTCCCTATTGGTAGGTGTGGTGGCGCTATTCTTCGTTGGGGGGTGCCTGGGGATAACCGGCGTGGAGTGCAACGTTGCCAGTGTTAAAGAACTTGCGTTGTTACTGATTATGGCCATCGTAGGAAACCAGGCCACGCATGCTATTACTCCAGAGTTGGCCAGAGTGAAGGAAGTTAAGACGTTCTATAAACGTGGTGATCCCTTGTGGAGCGACACCGGGGGAAATTTCCCACTCACTGGAGGCGAAGAAGTCGCATTGATCGCCAGTGGGATTGTTATAGGCTTGAGTGCAGTGGCTGTCGCACTACTGTCCATCTTCGCTGGATAGTAGTACCTAATTCGGGTTCCGGGATTGGGGGCCTGACCTCCCCCCCGTCCTTGACCAACCTCCTGATAGCCTGGTGCCGGTTTCTCTTCCCCCGGCACCAGGTGAAGGCTGGGTCACACAGGAAATTATGAAAAAACAAGAACTTGTTTATTGGAACAACGATGACCCTTTAGCTATATCTGATGGTGAGACCCGTACTGCCAATGCCGCACTACGCGACTATTATAGCTTGGGTCCTGGTCGTACTACCCTGATTCTGTCCGAACGATACCAGGAAATGAACAAGAGAGGGGATAATCAGGTTCCCCCCTCTGTTTCGTACGGAACAGTGCGTAACTGGTGCCATCAATGGCAGTGGATACGCCGCGTTCAAAGACAAGAAGATATTGACATTTCTGAGTCGCGTGCTATATGGGAGGGTGCGGCTTCCGAGCGCACCAAGGTGTGGGAGGATCGACGCGCCGACATCGTAGAGTCTACATACCAATCGGCTAAGTTGTTGCGTGACGCTGCGGTTAGCATGCTTGAATACGTCGAAAAGTGGGAAATTGGCGAGAGCATTGAGGAAAAGAAGAATGACCTGGGTGGTATAGATAGAATTATAACCAAGACTATCCGTCCCAAGGTTACCCTGAGTCAATTGGCTAGTGCACTGGCAGCTAGTGACCAGATGCTTAGAACGGTTGCCGGTATGTCTCAAGCCAGCCTACCAGACAGACGTGACGATCCCCCGCCGACGCAGCCAAAGCAAGAACTTAACGTATTAGTAGTAAACGTGGGTGAATAACCATAGCAGGAACTCAATATAGATTCAGCCTTCCGTTCACTACAGACGATGCACTAAAAGAATTTGTGCAAGTCGTTTTTGGTGTGCATATCCCCGATGTAGTCGTTGTCCCCGGACACAGTACCCCGTGGCGTGCCTTTAGTGATGCCTACTTTGCGCGAAGCAGCATGGCTGTATGGAAAGCTAGCCGTGGATTTGGAGGGAAATCCTTCCTGCTGGCGTTGCTAGGACTAGTAGAAGCCGTAACTCTCAAAGCCAACGTCAAAATCCTGGGTGGATCCGGAGCGCAATCTAGGAACGTTCAGGACTACGTGTCCACCGTATTTTACAACAAACCAAACGTCCATAAAGAATGGTGGGACGGGGAACCGCAAACTACCCTATCCAAGTTTAGTTGGGGAAACACCATTCAGTCACTCACAGCCTCTTCAAGAAGCGTGCGTGGTCCGCACCCACAACGGCTTAGGTTGGACGAGGTTGACGAGATGCCCTTGCACATTTTTGAGGCTGCAATGGGGCAGGCGATGGCTAAGGTTGAAGACCGGAAAATTATAATTCCGTCGCAGACAGTATGTAGTAGTACGCACCAATATTCCAACGGAACTATGACTGCCGTTCTGCGTATGGCAAACGAACGTGGGTGGCCGGTGCACGAGTGGTCGTACGCAGAAACCAGCGCTGAAGGCGGGTGGTTGCTGCCAGAGCAGGTAGAAGAGAAGAAGAACGACATCAGTAACATTATGTGGGATGTCGAGTATAGTCTTCAAGAGCCTTCTGCCGAGGGTAGGGCCATTATACCAGAATGCGTACATACCATGTTTGACGACGTGTTGGGTAGCTACGCCGGATATATTGGGCAGTACGTTGAAATCGAGGAACCCGGAGAACCCGGTGAAGGTATGCGGTACTGTACGGGCGCTGACTGGGGAAAGAAACAGGACTTTACAGTTATTATGACGTACCGTATAGATATGCACCCCTACCGGATGGTTGCCTTCGAGAGGCGTAGACGCGAACCGTGGCCCCGCATGGTAGGTAGGTACGACAACCGTATTAAACGGTTCCCGGGCAAAGCGTATCACGATGTTACCGGATTGGGCAGCGTTATTGATGATTACAAGACCAGCCGTGGGTTTGGCGTCTTTATGGAAGGTTCCCAACGCAAGGCGCTATTCAGTAACTATATTGCAGCCATCGAGGACGGTGGTATCGTAGCCCCCAACATTGAGTGGGTGCGTAAAGAGCATCTGTACGTGGAAGTTAACGACTTATACGGTTCGGGGCACGCTCCGGACAGTGTGGTGTGTGGAGCGCTGACATACGCAGCTTCTACCGGAGGCAGCGGTGGCAGGGGTACCTAACGGAGGCAATGATGGCTGAGCAAATTCAAGTTATTGACGAAGATTCAGTGGCCCGAGCCGCTGTTGGCAGTAGACAACCACGGTTTAGTGATACTCAATCCGAAACCGGCATGCTGTGGCGTAGGATGTTGGATCGCTGGACCAAGGACACCCTTATCAACGTTCCCGACTACGTTCCAGACAGCAGGATGTTGGACGCTTGGTTGAACAATTTCTGGCGTACCGAATCGCTGTTGGCTGGTGTTATTTCTAGTGTAGTGGGAATCGACAAAAATCGCGGATGGACGCTCACCGGAGCACAGGAACAGGTATCTAGGTTCCAAAGCATCCTTCGATACGCTGAAGATGGTGCCGGGTGGCGTCGATACATCAACCTACAGTCCGAATCGTTCTGGACCACCAACATGGGAGGTATTAGCGAAATAGGGCGCATGGACAATTCCAACGGTCCTATGGGTGCCCTGTACCACGTTGACCCCACCAAGTGTGTTCTCACCGGGAAGCCAACGACTCCCTTGAACTACTTCCCAGACAAGGGGAAAGAGCAGAACTGGCGTAGAAACGACTTTATGCGTACCGTCAGTATGCCCAACGTACAGGAACAGTACAACCAACTAGGCTTCTGTGGCGTGATGCGTGCTCTGCAGTTCGCAGTACTGATGGTTGCCATTTACCAGCACGACAAGGAAATGCTATTCGCAACGATTCCCAAGGGGTTGCTGCTAATGAGCGGTATTGACGAGATTGACTGGGGCAACGCCATGAAGTCCAACGAAGCCATGCTTACGGCCAAAGAACGCGAGTTCTACGCCGGTCTTTCAGTGTTCTTCAGTGGAGCCGGTGGAACCCTGGACGCGAAATTGGTGCCGCTGTCACAGCTACCGAACAACTTTAACATTCGTGAATGGTCCAATGTATTGATGTACGGTTACGCCCTATGCTTCGGATACGACCCCCGCGAGTTTTGGCCTGTCAGTGGTGGCACGCTGGGTACCGGTGCCGAGTCTAACATTCAGGCATTGAAGGCCAGTGCAAAGGGTGGTTTGGACTTTGCGTTGGCCTACCAAGACAACCTACAGCAGGAATTACCTCCCACCCTGCTGTTT